AATAATTGACAGAGATAATTTAAAAGCTTATTAATTTAATATTTATAACGTGATGAAAACTACAGAACTTAAAACTTTAATCAAAGAAGCTGTAAGAGAAGCTATTCAAGAGGAATTAAAAGATATCCTTTTGGAAGCAGTTCGTGCTCCTAAAACAGTTGTGGCTGAATCTTTAAGAGATACTTATGCACAACCCCATATCGAAAAACCAAAACAATTAAACGCTGCTGAAAGACGTGCTATGTTTGGTGGTTTATTAGAAGAAATGCAAAACGGAGGAGTAGCTAACTCTCAATATGCTGGTAATTTCCAACCCCACCCAGTAGATCCTGTTAACGGTGCTTTACCTGAAGGAAATGTTGGTTTAGACCAGATAATGGCTTTAATGAATAAATAATAAATGGCAATAATTGTTCAAAATAGATTTCCAATCGATTCGATTGATAGAAAAGCAGTAGGGGTTAATATTCCTTTTAATGCTCCTGGTGTTTTTAAATCTAATTATACAACAAAAGAAGCCGTTAAAAATAATTTATTAAACTTTTTCTCTACAGATCAAGGAGAAAGAGTATTTAATCCTTTTTTTGGAAGTGGATTAAAAAAGTATGTATTTGAAAATATAGATGGTTTAACTAACGATTTTATTAAAAAACTAGTTACTGATGAAATAAACCAATATTTTCCATTTGTGGGTGTAGCTCAAATTACTACAACTATTAATGAAGATACAAATACTATCCAAATAAATTTACAATACCAAGTAATAAATTTTGGTATTCAAGACGAAATTAATATTACATTATAAAAATGGCCATTAGAAGAGACATAAAATACATTAATAGAGATTTTACATCTTTAAGAAATAGTCTTATTAGCTATGCTAAAACCTATTTTCCAAATACTTACAACGATTTTACCCCAGCATCTCCTGGAATGATGTTTATGGAAATGGCTGCTTATGTAGGTGATGTTTTATCTTTTTATGTAGATAACCAATTCCAAGAAACATTTATTCAATATTCTCGTCAAACCCAAAATTTGTACGATTTAGCATATATGTTAGGGTATAAACCTAAAGCAACTAATGCCGCAACAGCTGTATTAGAAGTTTATCAACAACTCCCTGCAGTTCCTTCTGGTAGCCCTGCAGTACAAGTTCCTGATTATACTTATGCCTTACAAATTCCAGCAAACACAACAGTTACTTCTAATTTAAATGGTTCATTACAATTTTTAATTACTGACAAAGTAAATTTTACTTTTAGTAGTTCAGTAGATCCTACAGAAGTAACAGTTTATCAAACAGCTGGTGGTGTACCAACATATTTTTTAGCTAAGAAAACAGTTAAAGCAATCTCAGCAACAATTAAATCAACCTCGTTTTCATTTACTAGTCCTGTACCTTTTGATTCAAGAACTATCACTGATACTAACATTATTGGTATATTAGATATTACTGATGCTACAACAGGGGATAAATGGTATGAAGTAGATTATTTAGCTCAAGATGCTATTTATGAATCTATAGATAATGCAAATCCAAATGATCCTAATTATCTTCAAGATCCGGATGTTGCTAATTTGTTAAGACTTAAATCTGTTCAAAATAGATTTGCTACAAGATTTTTAGACAAAACAAATCTACAAATCCAATTCGGTTCAGGAAATCCAAATGACACCACAGAAGTTATTATCCCTAATCCTGATAACGTAGGTATTGGTTTACCGGATAATCAAAGTAAGTTAACGACAGCATATGCTCCAACAAACTTTATTTTTACAAATACTTATGGTATTTCCCCTTCAAATACAACATTAAATATAAGATATTTAGTTGGAGGAGGTGTTGATGCAAACGCTCCTGCAAATGATATACAAAATTTAAATAATACTAATGTAACATTTTTAAATTCAAGTATTACAAATCCTAACTTAGCTCAACAAATATTTAATACTTTATTAGTAACTAATCCTGAAGCAGCTTCCGGAGGTTCAGATGGAGATGATATAAATGAAATAAGACAAAATTCATTAGGAAGTTTCCAAAGTCAATTAAGAAACGTAACATTTGATGATTATGTTGTTAGAACTTTAAGTTTACCTTCTGAATATGGAACTGTAGCTAAAGTATATGCTACTAAACCTAATGCAGCTTCACGTTCTATAAGTACTGTGGATTTATATGTATTATCTTATAATAATATTAAAAATCTAACCACAGCATCAGCTGCTTTAAAAAGAAATTTAAATACATATTTGTCTCAATATAAAATGATCAATGATTCTATTGGTATTAGAGACGCGTTTATAATTAATATAGGCGTTAATTTTGAAATCATCACACTCCCCGGTGCTAACTCGGATGAAGTGTTACTAAGATGTATATTAGCGTTACAAGACATATTTAATATTGATCAATGGCAAATTAATCAACCTATTTTGTTGAAAAATTTATTTGTAGCACTTGATCAAATTGAAGGAGTTCAAACCGTAAAAACTATTCAAATAGTTAATAAAGTTGGTTCAGATCAAGGATATTCAGATTATGCTTATGATATTAGTGGAGCTACGGCTAATAATGTAATTTATCCTTCTTTAGACCCAATGATTTTTGAAGTTAAATATCCTAATTCTGATATTCAAGGTAAAGTAGTACCTTTTTAATATAATATAAAATGGCAGTATACAAATTATTTCCAACACAAGACGCAACTATATATTCATTATTTCCTAATATGAATACTGGGTTGGATGAAATCATAGAAGCAACAGAAACATCTTTTGCATATTCAACACCAAATCCTCAAACTAGCCGTTTTCTTATTAATTTTTCAGAAACAGAAATTGATGATTTATTAGATAATAAAATCAAAGTAACCTCAGGATCTATTAGTTCATCTAAATTTTTTGATAACAATTATTGGAAAGTTAATTTACAATGTTTTATAGCAACTTCAACGGGTTTACAAGCTAATACTACTGTTGATTGTTATGCTGTTGCCGGTGATTGGGATATGGGTACTGGAAGATATTTAGATGACCCTATTCAAACAAATGGTACAAGTTGGTATTGGTTAGACTATTCAGGAAGTACTTTATGGCCTACTACATATAATGCTTTACCTTGTAGAACAGGATCTTATACAGGTTCAGGAACTACTCAAAATACAAATCCATACGCTGGAGGTGGTGTTTGGTGGACAGGATCATTATACCCAACCAGACTAAATTCAGATTTATATCCAATAACAGCATCTGTAACATTTGGGTTTTTTGATAGTAAAGATTTAAATCTAAATGTAACAAATATCATTAGAGCTAGATCTACAGGTTCAATTTCCACCGATGGTTTTATTTTAAAACAAGAAGTTGAATTTATTGATAATAAAGAGGTTCAACCTGAATTAAAATATTTTTCAAGAGATACACATACAATTTATCCTCCTGCTTTACAATTTAGTTGGAGAGATTATTCATTTAATACAGGTTCATCTACTCAAACAATCCTAAATACCCTCCCAGCTACTGTAACTTTAGCCCAAAACCCAGGAACTTTTTATCCTCAAAGTTTTAACAGATTTAGAGTTAATATTCGCCCTGAGTTTCCAGTTCAGTTGTGGCAAACGTCATCTGTTTATTTAAACAATTACTATTTACCCACAGCATCTTATTGGGCTATTAAGGATTTAGATACAAACGAAATGGTAATTGATTTTGATACTCAATTTACTCAATTAAGTGCAGATGTAACTTCAAGCTATTTTGATGTCTATATGAATGGTTTAGAACCTGAAAGATATTATGCTATTTTAATTAAATCTGAAATAGCCGGAACAACTCAAGTATTTGATGATCAATATTATTTTAAAGTAATCAATGGCTAATTTTCCTTTAAATAAACAAGTATTTAATAAAACAGCATTTGATAATACTGTTAATACTACTTTTACAGAGTTAACATCTTCTGTAGTAGTACAAACAGGTTCAACTTTACCTACAGTAACCGAATTTTTTACTTATTATCAATCTTTGTTCTACCAAATACCTAAGTTTGGAGATACTAATTCTCATCAATACCTTATTCTTACTAGTCAGGAATACTTAGGTTCTGAAATAGGAGGTAATGAAGTAATAGATGCTTTAATAGCTGAAGTTACAGCTCTTAGAGCAGAAAATTTATCACTTCAACAAGAATTAGCTCAAAATATACCTAACACAATTCAAGACGCTATAAACACCTTACAAAATTTAAATGGTTAATATTACTAATATAGATCCTAATACTCTTACCCTTCAGACTATAAGTCCTGAAGATGTAGCTATTATTCCAAATATTAATATTACATCCTCATTCAATCCAGTTATTGATAAGGTTGAGTATTTTGTATATAGTTTTAATAATAATTTACTATCATCTAATAATGATTTAAGATCCTATAAACCATCATCAATTGATGCCTCCGGCAATATTATAGATATGGTTTTAGTTCCCGAATTTGACATTGTTAATGCTGGGTACTCTACAGGTATAGTTAAATCAATTTATAACTTTATATCACCACAAGCCGGGTCTGATAGTAATCCTTTATTTATTAGTGAAATATCTCCTTCAAGAACGGAAGTTAGATTAAGTTCAAATAACAATGCTTTATTTGATACTACAGATTTACCTCTTACTCCATTTTTAAGTAGCTCAGCTTATAGTGTATATACTGAATTTAGAAAAAATGTAGAAAATAGTAGTTATCTTGATGAATTTTATTTAAATTTTGGTAATAATATATATGTTATAGGAGTTAATTCTGTATTAGAATATAATTCACAAAACAATACAATTTCTTTATTAGTTAAATTATATGAACCTTTACCAACAAGCATTGGTTTAAAAACAGAACTTTCTGTTGTAACTAAAAGAGCAGAATCTGTTGCTTATCAAATAGATTTTACTCAAGAAGAAATTTTATTAGACTCTTCTATTAAACTTGCAGGACCTAACTATAATATCCCTATAAAAGATGAAACAGGTCCATTAACCCAATATCAAACCTATACTAGTATTACTTCAACTCCATTAACCGGTTCTTTATACCAGTTAATGAATCAAATATCAGCATCCTCTATAGACATAAATGTAGATTATACTGATTATGAAGATTTTATATTTTTCTCTTCAGCATATCAGAGATTATATAATTTTAAAGAAAAAGTTACTAAAATATCATCTTCACAAGCTCAATTAAATTTAATATATAGTAATATAAGTGGCCCAACTACATCATCAGCTGCAGTTTCTTCAAGTAAATTATTATTACAAAAAGAAATAGAGGATACAATTACTAGTTTTGATGGATATGAATATTTTTTATATTACACCTCAGGATCATATGCTTGGCCTAAAACAAATTCACAACCACCATATAATTTATATTCCCCAACAAGTGTTCAAGCAACAAACTGGTATGCTACTCAATCAGCAATTGCTGTAGAATATGATGATAATAATCAAAATAATTTAGATTATGTTGTTCCTGAATATATAAGATTTAATTCAAGTAATACCCAATATATGTTATTTACTAACATGATTGGTCAATTCTTTGATGAAATCTGGTTATATACTAAAGCTATTACAGCAAAATTAGATGCTAATTCTAATTTATATGAAGGAGTTTCTAAAGATGTTATATCAACTGTATTAGAATCTTTAGGTACTAAAATATATGATAGTACCTATACTTTAGAAAATATATATAGTTCACTAATCGGCCTTTCAGCTAATGGTGCTCTATATCCATCAACAGGTAGCCAGTTAGTTACTAATTATGTAACAGCTTCAATTACAAACCCTGAAGAACTTCCAACAATTGATGATTTTGTAAGACTTTCTTATAAAAAAATATATAATGCTTTACCATATCTTTTAAAGAAAAAAGGTACAAATGCTGGTTTAAAAGCATTAATTAACATATTCGGTATTCCTGATACTATTTTACAAATCAATGAATTTGGTGGTAAAAATAAAGTCGGAAATAATGATTGGGATTATTGGCAGGATAAATTTAATTATAAATGGAATAGCATAAACGTTGATAATGATTATATTAATGTTCCATGGCCAGTAAATCCAAGTTGGGGAGTTACTGTTCCTAATACTTTACAATTTAGATTCAAAACCCCAGGATTAGATTCAGCACTCACTTCCAGATCTCAAAGTTTATGGAATCTAGATGATACTGGAGATTCAGCTATTGTATTAGAATACACAGGTTCAGGATACTCTAGTGGTTCATACTCAGGTTCAATTCCAAGTGGATCTAATGAATATGCTACTTTAAAATTTATTCCTAATTATTCAACTAACCCCACAATTTCAGCCAGCATATATTTACCCTTTTTTAATGGTGATTGGTGGTCTGTAATGGTTACATATCAATACACAGATACTCCTCCTTTAGGAACTTTTAATTTATATGCGGCTAATAAAATATATAATGGAGATGATGGTTTTATTATCGGATATACAGGTTCAGCATCAGTAAATGCTGATGAAACATCATGGTTAGCCGGAACAAATTCACATTTTGGTTCCGTAGGAAATTTAACTATAGGATCTAAAACTTATTCTAATTTTAGTGGTTCATATCAAGAAATTAGATATTATAATACAATTATTCCTTCGGGTACGTTTTATGATTTTACTATGAATCCTTACTCAATTGAAGGAGTAGGAATTAATGGTGCTTATGATCAATTAATATTTAGAGGAACTCTAGGAAACGATTTATATACTGCCTCTAAATCGATGCACCCAAAAATTACGGGTTCATACATAACACAATCTTTTTCAAGTAATAGTAATTTTACTATTGTTAGTGGAAGCTTCTCAGTAAACAGAGAATGGATATTTCAAGATCAAATTCCTGCGGGAATGAGAAATACTGTTTCTAAAAAAATCAAAAATGTTTCTACTATTTTACCATATAGTGGATCAAATGAAGTTAATCTTCCAACAAATGAAGTTTTATCTCCTTTTATTTCTGTAGATCAAGATAGTTACAATAGTTCTTCT